AGCATGAGCACCTAAAGAAACCATAGTCCATGACTTACCTCCACCTGGGGAACCAAATATAAGACCAAAATCACCACCTCCTAAACCTCCCATTAACAATTCGTTAATATTAGCCCAAGGGGTTGGGATTACTTGTCTATCTTCTTCAGTATATCTACCAATTATGTCTTTTAGATATTCATGTCCAATATTTTTATCTTGACCTGCTTTTAAAGCATTATCGATTTCATATCGAATATCATCAAACATTCCACTTTCTAAGAGATCTACTGATTTGAGTAAAGCGTTTTTTAAAGCTTGGTTTTTACAAAAATTAGAAAATTCAGTTTCAACATATTCTTGGTCTTCATTAATTAATTTGAATACCTCTTTAAGTTGTTCTTTAACTGAAGTTTGTAATACATCATTATCAATTTTTTTAACTTCAATACCTAAATAGTCTAAACTCGGGCAAGAATTATATTCATCAAAATATTGTAATACTTCTTTTACAATCCATTGATGAGCATTATTCTCAAAAAATGAAGGTAAAATAACATCTCTAATATTTAAAAGAAATTTTTTATTCTTTAATAAAGAGTTAAGTACCTTCACTTGAAAGTGAGGACCATATTGTGATAGGGATTTTAATGTCATAACTTATTTTAAATCTTGTATTTATGAAGATACGAAAATACTTCTGAGAGCCAAAATTCTGTGTTAGGGATTGCTCTTCCTAGTAAATCTTCTTCATACATTTTTAAAAATTTAATTTTATTAAAATTATATGGGTTGGAAACAATTAAATTATCCAATTCTTCTTGGTCTTTATCTAATAATTCTATATCTTTTAAAGACATTAATTCATGGTTTATTTCTAATTGTTTTTTAAATAAATGTATATTACCATACAATGGATTTTCATCTATTTTTTCAGTGGCTTTTTTATAAGCTTCTTGTAAAGTATATTCTGATTTTTCAGATAGTTCAGGGAATAATTTGAATAATTTTTTAGGACCTAATCCTTTTACTCCTGGGAGGTTATCAGATTTATCACCCATTAAACATTTCATAGTAAGAAAACTTTTAGGAGGTAAACCATATTGCTTATAAACATCATGTGGTTTGTAGAATTTTTTCTTTATTGGGGAATATACTGTAACTTTATTATTTACTAATTGTAAGAAATCTTGGTCCGCAGAATATATTACTACATCATCTTTTAATTTTTGAGCTAAATAGGCAATAGTATCATCGGCTTCTATTTTATCTATAATAGAAATGTTGATAGGAAGATTTTTTAAATATTCAAGTAATCTCATCATTTGATTAGCTATTGATTCCGATTCTTCTTCTAATGATGAAAATACTTTAAAATTAGTAACTCTTTTTATTTGTCTATTTGCTTTATAATCAGAATAAGTATTTCTTCTATTTGTTATATTTCCTTGACCATCAAATACTAAAATAACTCGAGTAGGTTTAATTAATTTAATAGCATAACCTAAAGATTTAAGAAACCCAACTAAACCTCCTATATGATTTCCTTGGGGATTTACCATATTAATAATGGAAAATGATCTTAAAAAGGTGTTCATTGAATCAACTAGGAGCACCCTACTGTTTAAGTGTAGGGGCTCTAAAGTTGAATCCTCATGCAAGTTATTGAGTATATCTTTATAAACTTTCTTCATTAAAATTTGCTACATTATCATAATCTTCAGCTTCTGATCCTTCTAGTACTACTTCAAATGGACCTGATCCTAAAATAGCTCCCCATTCATCTTGATGTTCTTTTTTATATTGATCAATATCTTTTTTCGAGTCTGAGATGAATCCATGAGGGGTAACTATAATTTTACCTGTAGTAGTAACACCAGAGATATGGTTTTTTTCTACTGCTACTTTTACTTTTTTAGCCCATTCTACTTTTTTACCATCTTTAACAGCATTTACTTTTAAAGTTCCAGAATTAGAAATATTACCAAAAGTTACAATTAAGGTAGAATCAAAGAACATAGTATTACCTCCTTTATTTTTCATAGTAGGAGGTTGCATAGGTCCTATTGGTTTTTCAACCCAAATTTTATTAATAGCAACTAAAGTATTTATATAAGGTGAACTTTGCTTACGTGATAATAAAATTTCTTGATTAATAAAATTACCAAACTGAGTAGACATTGCTCCAGCATTCCACTCATTATTGTTTTTAGCTTTCTCAACTGACATTTGACATGGAACAGAACCAATTGAATCCCATAGAAACACTAGATCCATAGGTAAATTACCTTTTTCTTGTTCATTCATCAGATCAGCCATAAAACCAGCAACAGCTTCTACTGTGGGTAGCTGTCCTCTATCTGCAAAGATAAAGGGCCCGTCAACACTAATAATCTTTCCATCTTCGTCTTTTTTTATGGATACGTCCAACCCCATCATTTGAGCGTGTTCCCAAGACCATTTCATCTCTGTAATGATAAAAACTGGAAGGATTCCCATTTTTTGAGCATTAACAGCTACCTCTAGTAGAGCAGTTGTTTTTCCTGTATCAGAATGGCCTCTAAGTAATGTAATATGCCCTTGAGGAATACCAGGTAATGAAACCATTTCTTGCCAAGCTGGAGATAAGGGGATCCAAGTTTGGTCTTTAAAAGCATGGTTTGTACTACCTAATCCTTTTGCTGCTTTAAATTTATCAAGGGAGAATGTCCCCTTGACAGACTTGGAGATATCACCCCCAAGACTTACTTTTTGTTTAGCCATAAATTATTTTTTAATTGAAAATATCGTCAAATTCATCATCTGACATACCACTATCTTTTTTCTTTATATTTAGAGTATATCCTGGGTTTGTATCAGATTCAAAATCAGTTGATGGTCCATCAACAATACTGTTATTATCATCATTGTCATCAGGATTTAACCAATTTTGTAGAGCTTCTTTCATTTCATCATAAGACCATTTCTTATAATATTTAAGCAACTCTGGTTGATCGTCTAACCATTTTTCAATCTGATCATTACTATCAGATAGTGGAGTTTGTCTTGGTTTAACTCTAATTGAAGTTGTTGGGTAAGGATTTCCTTGTACTACGTCTACAGTCATATCAAAACCTTGAGCTACGTCTGTAAAATCACCATAGTCTTCATCAGAGGCATAACTAAGTAGTTCTTGATAAACTTGTTTTCCAAATTCCCAGAATCTAACACCTTTATTTTCTTCTCCTCTTACAATTACAGGAGCAAAAACTCTCATTTTTGGTTCTAGTTTTTTAGCTAGTCGCCAATTTTCAGGTTCAGATGTTTTTCTAAGTTCTTTAGAAAATTCTACAATTGGATCTTTTTCACCATAATTAATAGGTGAAATCATTGTTCGATTTCCAATCCCATAATGAAAATACAATTCAGAAAAAGGATTTTCTTTATTTTCTTTTAAAGGAATAAATCGAATTTGAGTTTTCCCCATAGGGGCTTTCCAAAATACCGTACTACGGTCAAATTTTTGGTTGTTGTTTTGTCCAGGTTTGGACTGAAGTTGTTCTAACTTGCTTGAGATTAAATCTAAATTCATAAGTATAACTAATTTTTAATTTTAAAACTTATTTAATATACGAAACTAATTTTGGGTATCCAAATTTTTCTTTAAAGATTTACAATTTTATGTATTTTTGTATTTAACCTTTTGAAGTCACCCCCATTAGTTAATAAAATACAATTTTTATAATCTTGCCAATCAATTTTAAATGTAGTATCTAATGTTCCTCCATTTAAACTTCTAATTAAGTTATTTAGAGCATTAATAGTATAAAGAGTATTAGATTCTTTTTTTCTATGAAGTAATATTGTGGAAGGTAAAATATAATCTGTTACATTAAAAGAGTCAACATTATACGTACATACATATTCATTAGTTGATTCTATATATAATATAAAAATTTTGTTAAATAAAATTTGATACTTTGAAGAAATCTCATTCAAAGTATCATCTAAAGACTGTTCTACCGTAAAAGTACAAAATAACTTGTTTGCCAAATCGTCGAAGTTTATATCAAATTGTTCCATAATAAATATTATATTTCTTTTAAAGAATTATAGTCTCTCCCATATGCTACTTTTATAACAAATCCCTCTTCTTCTAAAATATTTTTAATTTTTGGTAGAATTTGTTTACCATCTTCAATAGAAAAATCTACTAAAAATGAATCATAGGTATAAAGTACTACTTTGCTTTTTTTAGTTTTTAAATAATTAATTAATTTATCTACAGCCTTAACATTATAATAAGTTTCAGCTGATTGTATTAAATAGTTTAGTATTTTATTTGGAGTTGGGTTTTGTATTTGTTCTTTAGCCAAAACTTTTCCCCCAATTAATTCTAATTTTTCTTCCTTATTAAATTTAACCCATAAAGAATTTACATACTCAGTCATTGCAGCAAAGAATGGAAGATTTTCATATTCTTTAAATACTCCTCCATATAATTGTTTAAAGGTTAATTCCTTAGATTGTTGATATTGCGCAGGATTAAGCGATTTAACGCCGAAATACTGTTGTCCCAATTGGGTATGCACAGAGTCCTTGGTTAGCGAGTAATTTATCAGTTTTGCGACAATTCTCACGTGGTATGAATCATAATCAAACTCAAAAAAATAATCGTTTTTAGGAATAAATGCTGATCTAGAACCATCTTTTTTATTAAGAGCTGCAAAATTTATATTATTAAATGAATTTGTAGGTCTTGTAGTTAAATTATATAAATTATATTTTGTATATACAATATTATCTTTTATAAACCACTCTTTATGATTATAATCAAAGTATTTATCAAATAATTCTGGGTCTATCTTAATGCCCTGTTCTTCTATTGATTTAAATACTCTAGGGAATATATCTGAGTAAAATTCATTATTTGGGACAAGTTTATGTTTTATATCTTCAAATATTTTATTTTGTTCATCATAATGATGTCCTATAGGAACTAAAGAATTAACATAAGGTTTCTCAGGATATAAATTATACATTTTATCCTTAAATCTAGAACCATATTCTGAATTACTATAACTGATGTCTACTAGTTTTTTATTATCAAAGAAATATAAACATTCTTTTTTATTTATAGTGTAAATAATATCATATTTACTATCTATCCATTCTATTACTTTATTAAAATCTAAAAGGTATCCTTCTGAGTGATTTATAGGAAATATATGACCTTTACATTCTAATGTTCTAAAATATATTAGACTAGGAGAATTAAGGTTGGAGTGATATTGGTCATTTAATGGAATAATATTGAGGTAACATTCCTTACCTCCACAATATAACCTATTTAACTGTTGTTCAGTTTCTACAATATAATACATAACCTTTTACCCTAAATTTCTAGTAATTCCTAGACTCTCTCCTTTGATCTTTTATATTTGGGTTGAATATACGCTTCCTTTCTGAGGGGTCCAAACTTAGTTGGGCAATTGTTTTATTTACTTGTTCTAGTATTTTTTGTCTATTTAAATCATCAATAGCAACTAAAATTATTTTTTTACTTGCTTTATGATTGGGTCCATCCATTATAGTTCCATCCCCCATAACATGATAATATCCTGAAAATTCTTCATCATTAGATTTTTGTTTAAGTAATCCTGGACCTGTGTATTGATTGATTAAAATATCTATTTTTTGTGGTTGAGCAAATTGGGCTAAATCACTTAAATATGATTTCATTCCTTTAAAATACTTATTTACATTTTCAACAATTTTCTGGTTTGTTGATATAATTCCAGAAATAGGAACTGATTGTAAAGTATTATCATCATATAAAGGACCAGATATTCTCCAAAATAATTTTGTTGGTTGATATAAAATATAATTATAAGCTCCTTTTTTAGTTTTTAAACTATCATAAGTTTCTTTACTTATTTCTATAATAGTTGGGTTTGATGTTCCCATTCTTTTACAAAAATATCTTTGAATTACTCCTTTAGTATAGTCAGATTCAGTTGGAGAAGGTAAAAAATAAGGTGGAGTTTCACCATTATTAATAGTTTTTATCTTTGTTTTATATTCTACCTGATTTAAATAGGAATAATCTGTAGTAGTAACATTTTTGTTTTTTGTAGGAATTTTTTTTACTTTTACTAATTTAGGATCATCTTTAGTTCTTGGGAATTTACCAACTCTAACTTCTCCATTAAATAATTCATAATAGTCTCCTCTATAGTCGTTTCCATTTTGGTCACGAAGTTCACCTCCATTTGTTTTGAGGTTTGTTTTAACTCTATTTTTAGGATAATATACTGACATTTTTATTTTATGATGCTAAATCAGGTTTAGATTTTGGTTGACTTGCTTTATCTAATTCTTGTTGTTTTTGATCAAATGCTTGTTGTTCTGCTTCTCTTGCTTCAAAGTCTATATTTAAAGTTTGACCTTT